TTCGGATTTATAGCTACTTATTATATGGGCTGGTATGGTTACGACATCGTAACTTCTATCATTGTTCACTTAGTAGTTGTAATACCAATTATATTTACTAACATTGTATTTCACGAAGCTGAAAGAGATGGACGCAACTGGTATACAGAACATAGACAAGAGCAGTGGAAGAAGAAATTATTTCCACGAGGCAAAGCTAATGTAATTAAATGGGATATAGATAACGAAGCATGAAGATAGTAATAGAAATAGATACGGATAACGACCAGGATATAAGAACTATCGAAGAGCTTATCGCACTATTAAGAAAGAATGAAAGCAGTTCTAAGTAACAGAATATTCATGGAAGTTACTACTGCTTATCAGTCGAAACTTGATGAAGAACTAACATATGCAATACCTGCAAGGAATCCTATGGACCCGCCTTTCATAATAAAGAATATGGCAGTAGTTAGAAGAGGTTTAGTTACTATACCTATCGGAAGAATGGATTTGATACCAGAGGACTACGAGATAGTTGATAAACGAACAACCATGCCAGTAGACCCTCTTGACTTTAAGTTTACTTTACGACCTTCGCAACAAGAAGTATATGACTCACTAGACGACAGCGCTATAATAAACGCTTGGGTCAGTTGGGGAAAGACTTTTACTGCGTTAGCAATCGCAGGTAAGCTGCAACAGAAAACACTTGTTGTTACTCATACACTTTCACTGCGAGCGCAGTGGGAAAAAGAGTGCGAAAAAGTATTCGGGGTCAAGGCGGGTGTGATTGGTAGTGGAAAGTTTGAAATAGATGCTCCAATCGTAATCGGGAATGTGCAAACTTTGTACCGACGACAGAAGGATATACACAATGTTTTCGGGACTATCATACTCGATGAAATGCATCACGTCTCTTCGCCGACCTTTACACGAATTGTCGACTCAAATCGTGCGAGATATAAGATAGGACTTACTGGAACTATGGAACGTAAGGACGGACGTCATGTGGTATTCAGAGATTACTTCTCGAATACAGTATATAAACCACCAAAAGAAAACTACCTCAAACCTCATGTAAAAGTAGTAAAAACAGGAATAAGATTCATGGACGGAGCGCATACACCATGGGCAGAGCGAGTGAATCAACTTGCCTATGACTACGAGTATCAGAACATGGTAGCACTTATGGCAGCCAAGTATGCCGCGATTGGACACAAGGTTCTTGTAGTCAGCGATAGAGTTGACTTTCTAAAGCGTTGTGCTAAGATGGTAGGCAGTAATGCAATCTGTGTAACAGGGGATGTTCCACACGAGAAAAGAGCTGAACTTATTAAAGATATATTTACAGAAAAGAAAGACATATTGTTCGGAACACAAAGTATATTTTCGGAAGGCATATCCCTAGACTGTCTTAGTTGCCTAATTTTAGGTACTCCCGTGAATAATGACCCACTACTAACACAGCTTATAGGAAGAATCATAAGAGTATACGAGGGTAAACCTCAACCTGTTATTCTAGATTTGCACCTCGTTGGCAAAACTGCTACGAAGCAAGCTAATGCAAGAATGGGTTACTATATAAAAGAGGGCTATGATGTTTCCGACATATAGCATAGAAAAATATTTCTTGACACGAGTTCATAATTTTGGTATAATATATGATATTGTTTAATTGGGAAAAGATTAAAACAGAGAGCAAATATAAGGTTGGTGATATTCTTACTATCCTTCATATCTTGACGTATAAACTTCCACCAGTAAACAAGAATGACAGAATATATAAATATTGGCAAAAGAGTTTTCATGGACACAGTTTCCTTGTTAACCCTGAATGTTTGTTTATTCAAAGAAGGAGATATTCGGATAGCGAGATTGCCCAGTACGCAGGTATCGCGTCGCTGCGCAACTATTACGAGTATCAAAAAACAAAAGATACTACACTAGACCTCTTACACTTCTCAGGAAAGATAGAGGTTATTAAAAACAATAGATTACTACGAGTAGAGAATGATAGAATACATTTTCTATTTGAAGAAATCACTAAAGGAGAAATGACATGGCATTGAGTTTTAATCAAGCTAAGGGCGAAGCCCAAAAAAATAAAATCGATAGTTACCAATATGTAGAAGGCGACAATATCGTAAGAATGGTCGGGGATATCTTACCTAGATATGTCTACTGGCTAAAAGGTGAAAACGGAAAAAATTTACCATTCGAATGTCTATCGTTCGATAGAAACACAGAAGCATTTAACAACGTAGAGAAGGATTGGGTTAGAGAATATCACCCAGAGCTTAAATGCGGCTGGAGTTATGCAATTCAGTGTATACACGATGGTAAAGTAAAAGTACTAAACCTAAAGAAAAAACTGCTAGAGCAAATTATGGTTGCAGCAGAAGACCTAGGTGACCCAACAGACCCTGAAACAGGGTGGGACGTTCACTTCAAGAGAGTGAAAACAGGACCAATGGCTTATAACGTTGAGTATCAACTACAAGCATTGAAATGTAAACCAAGACCTTTAACTGAAGCAGAGCAAGAAGCAATGACTGAGCTAAAGTCTATGGACGAAATCTTAACAAGACCAACTCCAGACGCTCAGAAAGAACTTCTAGACAGACTTAGAGAAGGCGCATCTAACTCAGAACCTGATAAAGCAATCAGCGATGAATTCGATATTTCTTAAAAGGATAAGTTCGTAATATGATTCTATTTACTGCAGATTGGCACATAAAATTGGGACAGAAGAATGTACCTTTGGAATGGGCGAAGAATCGTTATCAGATGTTTTTTAATCAAGTATCTGAAATTGAAGAAGATGTTGACCTGCATATCATAGGTGGGGATTTGTTTGACCGAATCCCCACTATGGACGAACTAAGTCTTTACTTTCAGTTTGTAAAGAATGTTAATGTACCTACAGTTATCTTTGATGGTAACCATGAGGCTACTCGTAAAAACAAAACATTTTTTACAAACTTAAAAGAAGTTACAGCAAGTATTAATCCACTGGTAGAAGTAGTGGACGAGACATGGATAGGAGAGTGGGGTGCAGAGGCAAAACCTTTGTGGACTATTCTTCCCTATGCCGACTTGCATAAGAAAAAGAGTATAGAATCTATTGAGTCTCCTATACTATTTACTCATGTTCGTGGAGAGATACCACCTCATGTAGTACCAGAAGTAGACTTGGAAAGATTTGATAAGTTTGACATTGTATTTGCAGGAGACTTACATGCTCATAGCAATACACAACGCAACATAGTATATCCAGGCAGTCCTATGACGACTAGTTTTCATAGACACCATGTTAAGACAGGATATATACTAATAGATGAGGACTGGTCTTGGACTTGGCATGAGTTCACTCTTCCTCAACTGTTAAGAAGAACAGTAGAAGACCCTGCTGAAATGGTACAAACAGAGTTTGACCATACAATATACGAGATTGAAGGAGATGTCTCAGACCTAAGTAATATTAAGAATAGCGAATTATTAGATAAGAAAGTAGTAAAACGAAAAACAGAAGCTACTCTGATACTAGGTAAAGAGATGTCTATAGAAGAAGAATTAAACGAGTACCTAAGCTACATATTAGAATTAGGAGACGACAAAGTTAAACAAATTTTAGGAGTATTCAGTGATTACGCTAAAGAAGCTGACGTGGAATAACTGTTTTAGTTATGCAGAAGACAACGAGTTACTACTAGACAATAGTAGTGTAACTCAGCTCGTGGGTACTAATGGAGCAGGTAAGAGTTCTATACCATTGATACTAGAAGAAGTATTATTTAATAAGAACTCCAAAGGAATTAAAAAAGCAGACATACCGAACAGGCATGTAAACAATGGTTATGATATATCCATAGACTTTAGTGTAGAAGATGACGAGTACAAAATTGATGTAATTCGTAAAGCTAGTATAAAAGTGAAGTTATATAAGAACGGAACAGATATCTCTAGTCATACTGCTACTAACACTTATAAATCAGTAGAGGAGATACTTGGAATAGACTTCAAGACATTCTCACAGATTGTATATCAAAATACTAATGCTAGTTTACAATTCTTAACTGCCACAGATACTAACAGAAAAAAATTCTTAATAGATTTGTTACAGTTAGATAACTATGTAAAATACTTTGATGTATTCAAGGAGTTGTCTAGAACTTTAAGTTCAGATGTTTCACGAGTGCAAGGCAAAATTGATACAATTAATAAATGGCTCTCAAACAATAATCTCGAGAGTATAGAGTTATTGCCAAAATTAAAAATAGAATTTATAAATGAAGAAGATGAAAAGAATTTGCGTTCTTTACAACTAGAGTTTGAAAATATCTCCGATATTACGAAAAAAATTAATCAAAATAATTTATACAAAAACCAGTTGGAGTCAATAGATTTAGCTAAAGCTAAAGAGATAATAACTACTCATAAAAAAGAAAGCACTTCGTTCTTAAAAGAAAGTTTAGGTACTTGGAAGTCAGAGCTATCTCATGAAATAAGAATGAGAGATAAGTATGAAAACTTAAAAAACTCTGAAACTAGAGAGTGCCCAACTTGCTCACAAGATATAGATTTAGATTTTGTAGAAGTAGAGTATCAAGAGCATAACAAAAGAGCACAGTACAATAGTGATGAAATTAAAAAAATAGAAAGCAACATAGTAGAGAAAGAAAGAATAAATGCAAAGCTACATAGTGCTAATAGTAATGTTGAAGAGTGGGAAGACTTCTTTGCAAGAATAGATAAAACCTTGCCAAGTCAAATACCTAATGCACTGAATTTAGAAGCAGAGATAAGAGAACTCAAATCTAGTATAGAATCTAAGCAGTTTGAAATAAAAAATATTATTGATAGAAACTCAGAGATAGACAGACACAATACTAGACTAAGCATAGTGCAGGAACAGACAGAAGAATTTGAAAATGAGTTAGAAACCTTACTTGCTGATATAGGAAGTATAGAA